TTTCAGGATTACACGCCGTTTCTCGATATCCTGCGGGAGTCGTGTAAGCGCTACGGCCATCGGCACATCGTTATTACCGACGACCCACAAGTTGGTCGCGACGGCGATGCTTTCTTTGTGGAGGCACTGCCGCGTCCGCTGATGAAGGCGATCATCTTCGGGCAGCTGGCCTATCTCAATTCGTCGCTCGCGAAGGAGGACACGCTGTTCCTGGGCGCCGATTGCGTGCTGGCGCGCGATCCTGCCGAGGTGTTCAAACAGGAATTCGACATCGCGTTCACGGTCGGGCCGTTTGCTGATTGCGTGCTGAACACCGGGGCGATCTTCATTCGCAGCGGCTTCGATGCGGCCTATATCTGGGCGCGGGCGTTTGCTGATATGGGCGAGGAATGGGGCGACGACCAGAAGGCGCTTGCCGCGGTAGTCAAACCCACGTCGAGCCCGAGCGTCGTTTGCAGCTATGGCAACGGGCCGATCATTCGCTTTCTGCCGGTCGATCCGTACAACCTCGCGCCAGAGTATCCTGATGACGATTGCTCGCGCGGTTACGTCCTGCACTTCCGGGGCGAGCGCAAGCAGTGGATGAAGGATTATTGCGCGAAGTGGCTCGGGATCGGCGCGCGGATCGAGTGGAACGTCGTCTCGAATTCGCCGAAGGACAAGATTTTCGAGAATGTGGCGATCAACAGCCGGCGGCAGACGCCGTGGGTGAAGGAGATGCCCGCGCATGAGAGGCACGCCGTTATCGTGGGGGGTGGGCCATCGGCAGCGGATTGCCTCAACGAGTTGCGCCGCCGGGAGGCGCAGGGGCAGGATTTATTTGCGCTGAACGGCGTGGCGCAATGGCTGGCGCAATACGGCTTGCTGCCGAAATATCAGGTACTCCTCGACTCCCGTCCACAGAACCGGCGCTTTGTGCGCCCTATTTGCGCTGAAGCGTTCCTGATCGCCTCACAATGCGACCCGGCCATCTTCGATATCCTCAGTGCCGAGGATGTGACGCTTTTCCATCACGCCGAGGAAGGCATTGAGGAACAGTTCGGGGGACATTCGATCCTCATTGGCGGCGGCATCACGGTCGGGTTGACGGCGCTGGCGCTGGCCTATGCGCTCGGCTACCGGCAGATGCACCTGTACGGCTACGACAGTAGCGATCGAGACGGCGAGAGCCATGCCTATGCGCAGGCCGAGGCTGGCGCGGAGAACGAGCGCCGCGAGATTTGGTGCGGGCGTAAGAAGTTCGTCTGCTCGCCGGCCATGTACGCCCAGGCGCAGGCATTCCCCGAGTTCGCCAAGCTGTTAGCCGATCACGGGGTCGTCATCACGGTTCATGGGTCAGGACTGTTGCCGGAAGTCGCGCGACAAACCTTTGGCATGGCGCAAGCCACCGCAGCATAAGGAGAATTACTATGGCTCTGAAATCAGAATTGATGGCAGCCGGTATGCCCGCCGGAGAAGCGCGACAACTCGGTCAAGATGCCGTGCAGACGGTTGTAGGAACTGGCACAACGCAGGCCACCGGGACCGCATTGAGCGGCAATTTCACGATTGTCTCGACGGCGCCTGCAAGCTCTGGCGTGGTGCTGCGGTCGACCGGCAATCAGGGGCCGCAACTGATCTACAATGCCGGCGCGAATACGCTGAAACTCTATGGCAACGGTTCTGAGACGATCAACGGCATCGCGGGCGCGACCGGTGTTTCGTTACCGACGCTGAAGGCGGCAATTATCATCGGCGCCGGCACCGGCTCGATCGCGATCATCAGCGCCTAGGAGTATCGGATGCAAGCATACTATACGCGGTCGTGGAGCGGCAGCGAAGCGACGCCGGGCACTATACGCCCGCGCTTCTATCTCGATCCGGTTCAGGATGACCTCGCAACGGCTCGCGAGGGGCGCCCGATGTTTCGGCAGATGGAACGCGTCGAAATGTTCATCCCCGGCAACCCGTGGACGCAGCCTGTCCATAATGTGACCGATGAGCACCGGGCACGCTGGCCGCGGGAATACGAGCAATTCCGTCAGGGGATCGATCAGACGGCTGACGGTACGCCGCTGGAGGAGTGGCCGGTCCTTAATCGCGCGCAAGTCCTAGAGTTGAAGGGACTGCAGATACAGACTATCGAGGAGGTTGCCACGCTTAGTGACGCGGCGTGTCAGCGGGCGATGGGGTTGCAGCAGCTTCGAATGAAGGCTAAAGCCTTTCTCGACGACGCGGCAGCTATCGCGCTGACGGAACAATTGAGCGCCGAGGGTGAAGCGCATCGTTCGGAAATCGCCTCGCTGAAGCGCCAGGTCGAGGAATTGCAGACGCTGGTGAACCGCCTGCACGCCGAGAGCATGGCGGCGCGCAACGCACACAACCCGATCGCGACGGCGATCCCGAGCGTTGCTGATCCGATGCAGCAAATCCTCTCGGCGCAGCAAGCCGGGATGGAGCCGCGAGAGAATGCGAATTCATCGCTCGGCGCTTTTGTCGAGGAGAAGCGGCGCGGCCCTGGTCGTCCACGGCGCACCCCGATCGAGGATGCCGCCTGATGGCGAAAGCGGTCTTCAACGAGTGGCCGCCCTCAAGGATGGGGCAGGCGGGGGCTGATTTGATCGCCCTGGGAGAAAAAGCAAGTCTGGAGTTCGACGCGAATGGCCTGCGTCGTTATGTGGCGATCGCCAAGCGCGCTGCTGCTGCGGCTGGGGCTGCCAACCCGGTGCCTGACGCTCCGGCCGCGCGATCGGCTTCGGCAACGCCAGCGCCGTCCAAGGCGTAAGCATGCCGTCAAAGACACCCGCTCAGGCACGACTTATGGCGGCTGCCGCGCACAATCCGAAGTTCGCGAAGAAAGTCGGCGTGCCTGTGGGGGTGGCTAAGGACTTCAATGCAGCCGATACCGGCACAGGGATCATCAAGCCGAAGCGCAAAGTCAGCACGTCGCTAAGATATCGGCGCGGCTGAGCCATGTCGCTTCTCAGCATCTGCCAAAACGCGGCGAACAACCTTGGCGTTACGGCCCCCACCAGCATAATCGGCAACATCGATCCGGCCGCTGCTAGGCTTTTGCAACTGGCGCGGCGGGAGGGGGCTAATCTGTCAACCAGGGCGAATTGGGCTGCGCTGGTGGTCGAAAACGTGTTCGTGGCAAACGGGGGGACATCGGACTTTTCGCTGCCGGCAGATTTCCGCTCGATGGTCAACGACACGCTATGGGATCGTTCGCGGCGCTGGCAAATGCGCGGGGCGATGACGCCGCAGCAGTGGCAACTCTACAAATCGAGCATCATCGGTCGGGCGACTATCGAGCGCCGGTGGCGCATTCGTGTATCGAGCGGTTCTCCGGCTGGGGCGCCGGCAACATTCGATATCGACCCGCCGGTAAGCAGTCGTATTACGAGTCCGCTGCTTAACGAGGATGGGTCACCGATCCTAAATGAGAATGGGCAACCGATCCTTGTGGAAACGAATACAGGTGGCGGCGTTTTTGTTTATGAGTATGTGTCAAAAAATTGGGTAACATCCACAACTGCGTCACAACTCGCTGGGGCAACACCGGATACCAGAGGTAGTGGATACGTTGTCGGAGATATAATAGTCCCGGATCACGGCGCGACGCCAATAGTACAGTCGCCATTCTTGGTGGTCACTGGCATCGAGGACGCCACGACAGGAAGCATAGGGGATTTGGAGGTAACGCAGCCTGGGCAATATACTGCTACGCCTAGTAATCCGGTGGGGCAATTCAGCACTACCGGGAGCGGCGCGGGGGCGACATTCAATTTAACGTATTGCAGCCTAACGCAAGAAGATTGGGTTGCTGACACCGATACGTCCTTGCTGGACGAAGACCTGATAGAGCTTGGGGTTATCTGGCGGCTGGCTCGCCGGATTGGGCTTGCCTATGATGAGGAACGATCGGAATACCTCAATCAGGTGGGCCAGGCGGTAGCGAGAGACGGCGGCACACAGACGCTTCATCTGGCGCCGGTTGACCGGCTAACGCTAGTTGGTCCGTATAACGTGCAAGAGGGGAGCTTCCCCGGAGCGTAAGATGGAAACCCTTGCATCAATCCTTTCCGGCGCTGGCGCCAATCCGTACCAATCGAGTGGTACGGGGGGTGGGATATCGCCTTTGCTGACGCAACTCATGCTCGCAAAGCAGATGGGCGCTTCGCAGGTTGGGCAGCCTATGCCGGTTGGTCAGCAGCAGCCTATTGCGGGCGGTTCAACGCCTCCTGTGATGCCGCCGATGGGGCAGCAGGTGCCAGGGCAACCATCGCTTCCCCAGGGCTTTGGCAGCTTGGCAGCGTTGCCTGCGCTGATCTCGGGTGCCTATTGATGAGTTTCTCGACGGACGCCACTGCGATGGTCGAGGGCATGCCGATTGGGCTGCAACGCGAGTTCTCCGCGCTGATCGTGGCCGAGATCGTGGCTGAGTTGGCATTGCAAAACTCCTATACCAGAAGCGCGCCAACAACGGGCGCGACGATCACGATGGCTACTGGCGAGCGGCGCCGGGTGATTGATCCGGCAGGAACGATCGCTGCGCTTACGGTCGTTCTTCCGGCCTCGCCGGCAGATGGCGCCGTGGCCGA